AAATGGGACTCGTATCAGGCGTTTAAAGTGTGGGCATTAAATAATGGCTATGACGAAAATGCTCCTTATGGCGAGTGTACTATTGACAGAATAAATCCTTTTGGCGATTATGCTCCTGACAATTGCAGGTGGGTAAATATGATGGTGCAAAGCCATAATAAACGTGCAAGAATGGACGGTGATATAGAATGAAAGAATGGATAGACTTATCTTTGCGACTGATAGGTTTTGCAGTAGTTGTCTCAGCAATGATAACTTGTGTCTGTCTTGTTTTCGATAAGTATATCAGAGGGACGTTCTGTAAACATAAGTATACAGTTCAGGGCAGACTGAAAATGGGGAAGGAAAACATTCTTTTCTTGAAATGCAACAAGTGCGGAAAAGAAAAAGATATTGAGATATATGATGACAAACTCACAATAGAGTTAAAAAGAGAGGTTGAAAAGGATGGCGATACAAATGGGCTGTTATATACAGGACAAAACGGCAGAATTTAATAAGCGTATTGATGATGCGTTTACAGAGCTTGATACTCAAAGAAACAGAATGAGTGGACTTGCAAGAGAGAACTCTGAATTAAAACAAGAAATTGAAAGACTGGAAGGTAAGATAAATAAGACAGATAATTTTATTGGCTTTGCGATAATGACATATATATTTGTCGCAGTTGCAAAATTAATAGTAATAATGATTGCATAAAGAAAGGTGTTGTAAAATGATAGAAATAATTAAAAATTTACCTGTGCCTGTTATTATTGTAATTTCTGTATTAGCGTATATTATAATTGCTATAATATTCACTTTCTTACTTGGACTGGTAACGGATATAGACGAGGAGTATGCATCGGATTATGCACTGGTTGGATTATTGTGGATTGTTGGTGTGCCTATTCTGTTGATTGTAAAACTGTTTCAGCTTTTATTGCTACTTTCCTACACCACATATTACAAGGCTAATGAAATATCATTACGTCATCGCAAGAAACACAGAAAGAGATAAAAGAGAATTTCACTTTCATAGGAGGATTGGAAATGGCATCACAATCGAAAAAACGTAAATGTAAAAACACTCGCTATGATAGAGGTGGCGAAAAAGGTAAGATACATTACTTAAAAGGATATGCAATGTATCACAAAAAGGAAAGGGTTGCCAATAACAAAGCAATCAAAGAGCAGGAGGCTGAAAATGTTTGATACAATAGGTGGGTTAAGTGATATGATGTTTCATATAGCTATATATTTGTTTTTATGGCGTATTCTTTCCGAATTGATTGATATAAAAGAATGTTTAAAAAGAAAGGAGAGTGATGCTAATGACGATTGAAGAAGCTATAAAGGTACTCAGACAGCATAACGTAAAAGGTGCGTCAGTATTGAGAATCACAAAAGGACAGGCATTAGAAAAAGACCTGCTTGCACAGGTATTAGATAGCTGTATTCAGCTTATTTCCGAAAAAGCTGAATACAAACGACTGTTGAAAGCGGCGGTTGAGGATATGAACAAAGAAGCAGACTGTGGTATATGCCTACACGACAATGACGGTGAGTGTCCGATAGAAGTAGCAGCTTGTAAATTTAAGTGGAGATACGCTGACGAAGCCCTCGCTCTGATTGGAGATAATGTAAATGGGATATAAAGCATATAGTGATAGCTACCTTATGTCATTGACAAAGGCTGAGATTATAGAATTGCTGCGAGTTGCAGAACATAACTTCTTTGCAACAGAAGAAGCCTTGAACAATTCTGCAAAAGCAGGAATGGAGATAGCTGAGAAGTATGAAAAGGCAAAGCGATTTTTGAAAATGGCAGTAGAGGATTTAAACTTTAATACCGTTTGTCTTAATTGTGATACTTGTAAAGTGTGTGCTAAAAAATACAGTATATCCTGCGAAGAAAAGTTTAAGTGGTATTACACTGATGAAGTCGAAAAACTAATTAAAAGTTAAAGGTTACATTTTAAAAGGAAGAAGATGAAGGACTATGTTTGAACCAGACCTCTATTGGATTGACCCAAAGAGAGAACTACCGAAATGTAACCATTCAGATGTAATTGTACTTTATAATGACGAGTGCTATATGGCGGTATTCGTTGGAAATAACAACGCTAATATATTTATCATCAAGCACAATGACTGTCCATACATAAAGCAGAGTACAGATATACAAGGATGGTTGCCAATTCCCAATAAGGAGAACATCAGATGATAAATGCTACATTTTATGAAAGGAGTTGAGTAGTATGAATAAATCTTTTCATTTGTATCTCGATAATGACAGTGCAGATATTCTTCATTCTTATGCCAAAACAAAAAAGGCAATCGATGAGAACTATCCAATAATAATGACAACTCAAATATTATTATGTAAAACATCCTTAATTGAGAAAGGGTATCGTATATTCGTATATCCGAAGATTGGAGAACGATTTGAAATAACACTTGGAGCTTGTGAATGTACAAACAAAGAAATACGGATGGGTCACAATATAGCTAACTTAATAGTTAATGGTGAGTTCTATCGTGACGGAATGGTATTGCTATGAATCGTGAACGTAAAAGGAGTTGTAAAACATGAGTGAATATACCGATGTGGATATGCTAAAAAGCCTTGTGAGAATAATGGAGTCTCTAACTAAGGAAAACGAGGAATTGCGACAAGAACTAAAAGAGTTGAGAAGCAATTATGGTTATTGCACACAACTTACCAATGAACAGAAAGAGAAACTTAAAATGGTTTGGAAGGGCTTTAAGGAGGGCAGATAAAAATGAGATATGTTGCAGACGATGGTACGGAGTTTGATACAGAACAGGATTGTCTTGACTATGAAAGTAAACAAATAAATATTAGAAATAATTTTGTTTTGTACGATAAAGACTTTAATAAAATAGATGATATTAACGATACTGACAATTATGAGTATATTTATATTATTTCTGATGTTCAAGGAGTTGCAGAATATCTTCACTATTGGGTTGGCTTTAGCGATGGATTAAACGATATAGGTCTTTTCTGGTTGAACAATGAAGGAGAATGGGTGTCTGTAAATGATTTAATAGACCGTCACAAAAAGGAACTTGATATACTTGAAACAGCGGTTCGTAAAATACAGCCACTCGAAAAGTCTTGTGAAACTTGTAAATTCTTCAACAATAGGACTCTTTGGTGTAGCCAGTATAATGACACAACCTACCACCCAAATTGTTCTTCATACAAAAACAAGGAGAGGTGATTAAATGTCAATTAGTTTAGCTAATAAACAATCTATAAAATGTCCTTATTGCGGTTCACCTATGATATGGACGTTTGAACGTGATGATATGATAGGTAATTATCCAGTATGCTTTTGCAATTGGTGTAAGATAACTATAAAAGCAGAGAATGATAGTCCGTATATGAATGATGACAAGACAGCAGAATATCTTGTAGACAAACTAATATCAGCTTGTAAGCGAAAGGTTAAAATACATAAGCGACCAAAATGTAGCTGCTGGCAAAAGGGACATTGGTGGATAAAGGATATGGACACTTGCTTGGGAACGAGAGAGCAAGACCCTTGTACTTGCAAGGGAGATACAAGAAAATGCAATTATTATCCTGAGAAAAGAGGTAAGAAATAATGAAAAATAAATTTAAAGTTGGGGATAGAGTAAGAATTAGACAGTGGGACGATATGGTTAGGGAATTTGGACTAACTGTCGATGGCTACATCCCATTTACTAAAACTTGTGACATAACGTTTACAAATTATATGAAACACTTATGCGGAAGAACAGCAACAATAACAAGAATCAATTATAAGACAGAGAAAGTTGACCTTGACTTTGATGATAAATCGGGAGATACTGATTGGCACTTCTTCTTGGGTGCTATTGAAGGAGAAGAAACAATGAATAAACAGGAAAGAATCAAAGAACTTCAAAAACAGATTGAAGAAATTAATGCTGAGATTAATAAACTTGAACAAGATGATACTCTTGAACAGTACGAGAATGATTTGAGTTGGGCGGTTAAAAGATATACTTTAGATGAATTTGGTCGTATTAAAATATTAGAACCTATTGTTGGTTTTGATGCAAATGAATACAATCCATATTGTCATTATATGACAGAGGAATATGTCAATAAAGCGGCTAAAATAAAGAAGTTTAACGATATGCTCATGGCGTTTAAATGGTGCTATGACAGAGATTACGAGCCTGATTGGACAACAGATTGTGCTAAGTATTGTGTTGTTTATAATTTTGATGCCAACCCCAAGCGTTATTATGTTAATTGGAGTTATGCGTATAGACATAATGCAATTTATTTTAGTACCAAGGAAATCGCTCAGAAATGTGCAGACTGGCTTAACAACATTGACCCGAACGTTGAGCTTATGGTATAAAAATTTTTCAGAAAAATTTCAAAAAACGCTTGACAAAGTATAAATAATATAGTATAATAATATATGTACTTTAAAGATTATTTTTTATATATCTACAAAGTAAAAATCATATAATTGAAAGGAAAGAATTAAAATGGCAGAAAAGAAGAACAACGCACCTCACGACCTCCAGCAGACAAAAGGAAAGTTCCAGTTTAGAGGTATTGTAACAGGAACAGACAAGGACAACTTCTATGTTGACAAGAACACACGGACTGGTAAGCCGTTCAGAGCAATCTCTTTTGGTGTCGAATACGACAAGGACAAGAAGGATTATATCTCTCTTAATGGCATGGAGAAAGACAAAGTTTCCTTCTCTAAGAGAGAAACTGTCGATGGCAAGACAAAGGTAACTACCGAGAAAGTTGCTTGGAAGGACAGATTTAATTTTAAGAAGGAAGGATTCGGTCTTATAGGTGTAACTCTTGGACTCGAAAAAACAATAGACTCAAAGGGCAAGGAAGTAAACAAGAATGTAACTCTTGTTGAATTTGATGCTTGTGACCATATCAAGAATTATCTTGAAGATGGACAGAGCGTATTTGTAAAGGGCAATATTGATTATAGTACATATGATAATAAGCACTATACCAAGTTTGTTCCCACTCAGATTTCTCTTTGTTCTAAGGATGTTGATTTTGAGGACGAGAAGTTTGAGCCTAACCATCAGTTTACACAGCAGATAGTGTATATGGGTATTAACAAGGACAAGGAGTGTAAGGATAAGGATAGATTCATTATCTCAGCTAAGATTATTGGTTATAGCACTATCGAAGATGTAGAGTTTGTTACCTATCATACGAAGTTGGCAAAGAACCTTAAAGGATTAAAGCCATATACAGCCATTACAGTCTTTGGTGATATTGACGTAAGTGCTTCTGTTGAGACAGTCGAGGAGGAGGACGATGGTTGGGGTACTCCCAATAAGATGGACAAGATTAGCAGTCCTTTTGTAAGAGAAATGGTTGTTACTGGTGCTGATAAGGATTCAGTCGATACGGAACTTTATTCCGAGGAGTCTGTTGAGAGTGCTATCGCAAAGCTGGCTAACAAGGATAAGGCTAATAAGGAATTTGGTAATGACTCTGATGACGATTGGGGTTCGATTAACAAAGATTCGTCCAACGATGACGATGACGAATGGGATTGATTTCCCATTTGTTCATACGAAAAAAATATTAATGTAGTATAAAGGAGAGTAATTAATTATGACAGGTAGAAAAGCAAGCAAGACACAGAGTAAGTTGGCAATTCTTGAATATGGTGCACCATTCAGTGGCAAAACAACTCTTGCGTTGCAATTGGCATATTTCAAAAACCCCGATGGAAGTCCTTTTAAGGTTATGTTCATTGACGGTGAAGGAGGCGGTGCAGACGATTATCTTTCTGACCTCGAAGCCAACGGAGTAGACCTCAATAATATTTATATGGTATACACACAGTCTCTTAGCGAAGTGCAGGAGTGTATTCGTAAAGCAAAGAATGGTGAAGAATTTTATGAGCTTGACGAGAACGGTAACGAAACAGACGAGGTGGTTCTTGACGGAGATGGTAAGCCATTCAAGCCTGATGCTTTGGTAATTGACGGAGCAACTGTACTTAATCTTTCAACAAAACAGTCACTTGTTGAGTTTTCAAAAAAGAGAAGTAGTGTTCGTGCGAAAAGTAAAGGACTCGTTGGGGAAGAGAGACTCGTGGCTATAGACGGAGCGTTTTTAGAGCTTAAAGATTATAATGTGTTGGCGTTTAAGGGACAGAATCTTGTATTAGACCTTATGGGTTCAGGACTTCATTTTGTCATTACAGCAAGAGAAACAGACGAAAAGGTATCAGTAAAACAGGCTGATGGTTCTGTTACAAGCATAGTTACTGGTGAGAAGATTCCAGAAGGATTCAAGGGACTCGAATATAATGTAAAGACAGTAATTCGTACATTTAGAGATGAAGATGGTCAGGTATGTGCTCATATTAAGAAAGATAGAACTCACGTTCACGAGGACAATACAGTTATTACTGACCCTACACTTCTTGATTGGCAGTCAGTTGTAGATAAGACCGCAAAGAATAATTCATTTATTGTTAAAAATTCACTTGTAGAATCTGTTGGTAAAGAACAGGAGCTTTATGCCCGTGAGGTTCTTGGTTCAGCAGGAAAGCCCATAACAGAGAGTGAGTCAACCAGTGAATCATCAACAGACAATTCAATAGATGAACTCGCAGACATTAAGGCTAAGATTTCGGCAGCTCAGAAGTCCCTAAACCCTGTGCAGAAGTCAGCAGCTAAGACAGCACTTACTGAGGCAGGACTCCCTCTCTCGTTTAAGAGCGTAACAGATGTTGAAGTTTTAAAGAAGTGCTTTGAAATAATCTCAAATATTAAGTAATAAGGTGTGAATAAATATGGCAAGGATTAGCAAAGAAGAAAAGGCAATGCGTGATAAACTTATTGAGTTTATATATTCCGAGTATGGAATAACTACTTTACCCAAATATTTCTTTGTGAACCTTGCCAAAATTTATAATGGGACATACTCTAAGAATCTTAAAGAGCCTATTCCTGTTGAAGATTTAAGTGATATGTGGCATAAAAAAATGGACTTCCTAAACAAAACGTATGAATACAATATGCAACACGGTAAAGAAATGTATGGAACACAGAGAATAGCATATGACCTTGCAATTCTTATCAATAAATATGATTCATACAAGCGATGGAAAGCCAAACAAAATGCTATACACGAACAAGAAAAGTCGTATGTTCAACAACAGGCTAAGATTAGAGTTGTTAAACCTAAAATTCAAGTCCCAGAAGATGATGATATAAGTGATATTATAGACGAGATATAAAGGACGGTGATAAATATAGAAGCCGTAAACAATGTAACAAATGAAATACTTTTCGTAGGAGCTGTTTATAAAAATCCAGAGCTACTGGTAGATTATATACAGCTTGTCAAAAGCAAGTATGATTTCTACGATGAAGCTACAAGATTCTTTTATGACAGTGCTGAGATAATATATCAAACACGTTCACAAGAGTTTAAGAATACTACCATTACTACTTATATGTCAGAGGATAAGGAACGACTTGCTTTGTTTAAGAAGTATGGTGGTAATAAAACCCTTGAAGAATGGAAGAAATTAGCACAGTTAGAAAACCAGAAAAACTATTATGACATTCTTAAAAAGTATTCTCTACTTAGAGAGTATCAGCGTAAGGGCTTTGATGTGTCAGGTATTATAGCTCATAAAAAATTTGAAACATTCAATGCGAATGATATATATAGATTAGTCAGAGGCAAGGCTGACAAAATACACACTGTTATTCTTGGTAGTTCTGAGACTGAGGTTTTAAATAAAGGCACTAAGCAAACATTACTTGACCATATGGCAAAACCGAGTATGGGATTACAAATGCCATTTGCTATCCTCAATGATGTGTTTAGAGGAATGAAAACTAAAACTCTTATGGTCGGTGGAATGGTATCAAATGCAGGAAAGACACGTTTTATGGTAAAGCTCATAGCATATATCGCTTTAGTAATGAGACAAAAGGTATATGTTATGATTAACGAAATGACGGTAGAGGAGATGCGAGACTGCCTAATCACAAGTTGCGTAAATAATCCTGAATTTCAAGAATTACACGGATTCAAAATAAGTAAGAAAGAAACTGAGCTTGATATGGGTCTTTACAAAGATAAAAATGGCGATTTTATTTACAGGGCAGTAAACGAAGAAGGAGAACCATTAGAATCCGATGATGCTTATATCAGGAGAGTTGAGCGAGACAGTGAAGAATTTAATCAGATAATGCAGATAGCAGAATGGATTGATTCAGAGTTGCAGACTTCCATATTTATAGATGATGTATCTGATGCCTATGACGATAAGACACTTGAATTTAAAATTCGTAAAGCTAAGATGACATTGGGTTGTAATTACTGGTTTTACGATACATTCAAATCAGATATGGATGATACTGGCGATTGGGCTGCAATGCTTGTCTCTGCTACAAAGCTGGCAACAGTAGCCAAAGAAACAGAAACCTTTGGTTATTTGTCGATACAGTTATTAGACGAAATTTCGAGTGTTGACCCAGACAGAGTTTCTTCAACCCATATTGCAAATTGTAAGGCTATTAAGCGTGTAGTGTATACAATGATGCTTTTTAAAGAAATCCTTCCAAGTGAATTTAAAAAGTATGGTTATCTGCAAGTTGATGAAAATTGGGGAGAGGCACAGATAAAACCTTTGGTTGAAGGGCATAGGTACTATGCTTGTAATGTAGATAAGAACAGATTTGGCAGAAAACCAAAAGTGATATTTGAGCTTGACCTCGATAAAAACACTTGGTTCGAGTTGGGTGAGTTAGTACGAAAATAAAATGAAACGAGGTAAAGAGTAAATGGATATACCAGCAATGAAAGAATATATATTAGAAAATAATTACGCTCCTGTTATTCTTGAAAAGTTGGGCTGTCATCATATTAAAGATAAAGGGGACTATATAAGCTGTGCCAACAAAGATGGGGACAACCCCAACGCAATCACTCTTTACCTTAATACCAACCTTACGGTTGTTAATTATACACGCACTTTAAATATAAATAAAAAATCGCACGACATATTTGACCTTGCAGAATTTTATTTGAATATAAATTTCTTTGAAGCCGTCAAGCAATTGTGCGATTGGTGCGATTTAGATTACTATAAGGACTGGAACGAGGACTTACCTGAGAGCTTGCGTATAACTAAGTTGCTTATGGAACTTGACAATACGACAAGCATAGATATTGATGACAATACTCCATTGAAGCCTATTCCAGACCATGTTCTTTCTTATTATTATCCATATGTAAATGATATGTTCAAGAACGATGGCATATCGTATGAAATACAAAGACTATTTGAAATAGGATATGATGACCAAACAAATAGAATAACAATACCGATTAGAGATGAACTTAATAATCTCGTAGGCGTTAAAGGGCGATTGTTCAAAAAAGAGCTAAAGGAAGATGATTTAAAATATCTTTACATTGAACCTTGTAATAGAAGCAAGATTCTATATGGTCTAAATGTTGCATTGCCATATATACAGCAATGCGGATTTGTGTATGTGCTGGAGAGTGAAAAGGGAGTAATGCAGTTGTGGTCTATGGGCATATACAATTGTGTTGCTACTGGTGGTAAAAAGGTATCACAGCATCAGATAGATATGCTTAGTAGGTTGTGTGTTGATATTATATTCTGTTTTGATAAGGATGTAGAGCAAACAGAACTTGAAGAACTGGCTGACCGCTTTATTGAAAGCGTTAATATATATGCGATTATCGATAAGAATAATATACTTGAAGAAAAAGAAAGTCCGTCAGATAATCCAGATAAATTTGTAGAATTAGAAAGAAATAATAAATATAAGATTAAGTGAGGTTTTGATATGGAATATAAACTTATAGGCACGAACGATTATGATAACCCTTTACAGACTTTTCTCGGTAATAGGGGAGTTGAAGATATAAATGGATATATTAATGTAAGTGAAGATGTGGTTATTCCTTATCAGAATCTCACTGACATAGATAAAGCAGTTGACCTTTATCACAAACATATTGAAAACAATTCAAATATAACAATAGTCGTGGATGCCGATGTTGATGGATATACAAGTGCAGCTATGGTATACTCATATACTAAAAATCTGAATCCAGAATGTAAGCTAACATATCTTATACACACAGGTAAACAACACGGGTTGACCGAAGATATTGTTGTACCAGAAGATACACAGCTTCTTATTATCCCAGATGCAGGAACTAATGATACAGAACAGTGCAAGGCTCTTAAAGAAAAAGGCGTTGATATAATTATATTAGACCATCACGACAGGGAAATTGACAATCCTTATGCTATTATAGTAAACAATCAGTGTAGTGACAACTATGAAAACAAGGAATTGTGCGGTGCAGGAATCGTTTACAAGTTCCTTCAAGCTGTGGACGAGGAGTTATGGAATGAAGATGCTGACAACTATCTTGACCTTGTGGCTCTTGCAAATATCTCAGACAATATGGATGTTCGTTCTTGTGAAACTAAATACTTAATTTCTAAAGGACTGGACTTTATCAATAATGCTTTCTTTGAAAAGTTGATAGAAGTTCAATCGTATTCATTACCAGAAGTTGATATAATAGGTATTCAGTTTTATGTAACACCGTTGATAAACGCACTTGTTCGTATGGGTTCACAGGAAGAAAAGGACATTATGTTTAGAGCGTTTATTGGTGATGAGTCAGAAACATTTGAATACAAGAAGCGTGGAGAAAAAGAATTTACACAAGAGAATATTTATGAACACGCTGCACGTTTATGTAACAACGCAAAAAGAAGGCAAAAGACCTTAGTTGATAAACAGCTCCCTAAGATTATTGAACATATAGAAAATAAAGAACAGGACAAGCACGAAGTAATTATTACTAATGTTACTGATTATGTTGAGAATACTATGACTGGTGTGCTGGCTATTAAGGTGGCTGAGTATTTTCATAAACCTACTATCTTATTGAGAGACAGAGGAAATGACGTATACGGTGGCTCAGTAAGAGTTCCAGATACAAGTCCGATAGAAAATTTTAAAGATATGTTAAATACTATGACATTCTTCTCTGCACAGGGACATCCATCAGCTTGTGGCACTACAATCTTTAAACATAATATAAAAGAAAGTATTGAGACACTTGATGATTATATCAGGGAAATGAACCTTACAGGAATAGCTGACAAGCCAGTTGACTTTGAAATAGAATATGATGATTTAGATATGTCACTGTTTGCAAATATAGCTTCATTAAAGTCGTATTATGCTACTGGTTTGAAAGAGTGCAATATTGTCGTGAATAATATTCCTATTAACGCTGACGATATAGTAATTAAAGGTAAGGATTCAAATACTTGGAGTGTTATGATTTGTGACGAAACTATTGAGCTAATTAAGTTTAGATGCCCTGAGAACGATGAACTTTTAAATGGTCTTGGGATGTATAAGATAAACATTATCGGTAAGTTTGGATATAGCTTCTTTAAGGGTATCAAAACAGCACAGATTATAGTTGAAGATTATGAG